AAAAGGCAAAGGAGAAGAAGAAACAGAAGATGATCTCAAGTCTTTGGGTTTGATGCCCGAGGCAATTGATGATTTACGGGCAAAAAAACACTCTGATGATTTTGAACTTTGGGAAGAGAATGTACAAGTTGTACAAATGTTTCTACGCATGCAGACCCAATGGGTCGTGGGTATGGGCGGACCTGTTGGCATGCACTACCCGAGTTTAGAATGGCTATGTAAGCTGTATGCAGTGACTGATCCTGCTGCCATGCTTGAAGGCATACAGGTGATGGAAGTTGCAGCATTAGCCTTCTTCGCTGAGAACCGGAAATGAGCCAAACGACCGAGCTGCTATTGCGGATTCGTCAAGTAGGCGGCGAGCAGTTACAGCAGCTTGGGCGAACTCTGAACAGGCTTGGCAGGGAGGCAACTGATGCCAATCAAGACTTCAGATCACTGACTGCTGAACTAAGGGCTATACAAGCAACATCAGCCAATAGCATCAATAACTTGCGTGGTTATGCCAGTTCTTGGAGGCAGATTGCTAACAGTGTAGAAATTGGCACACTTGAATTTAAGGAAGCAAGAGCTGAGGCGGCAAAACTTGAAGCGCAATTAGCAAAAACAGAAGGTCGCCGTGCTGCTGGTGGACGTTTTGGTGGTGCTGCACAAGTTGTTGGCACGATTGCTGGCGCTGGCGTGTTTGGCGGTCCAGAGGGCGCTCTTGGTGCCGCTATTGGTTCAATTGGTGGTGTTCCGGGTGCGATCACCGGCGGTGCAATTGGTGCGCAAGTTGGGCAACTACGTCAACTTCTCGGTTCAACGGCTGAGTATGTTGCAGAGATAACAAAGTTAAAAATTGCTCTTCAAGGTGTTGCTGGCACGCAAGCAGAATACAGCAGAGCATTGCGAATAGCAGATCAAGCTACACGGCAACTCAATGTGCCGCAAGAAGTAGCTATTCAAGGCATGACAAAATTGACGGCTGCTGTAAAAGGTGCAGGCGGGCAAGTTAGTGATGCTGGCATTGTTTTTACAAATATTACAAAAGCAATTAAGGGCACTGGTGGTAGCGCAGAGGATGTTCAAGGCGCCATCACAGCAATGGTGCAGGTGTTTTCCAAAGGCAAGGTCAGTGCAGAAGAACTATCTGGTCAATTAGGTGAGCGTTTACCAGGCGCTGTCACGCTATTTGCCAAAGCAAACAAGATGACCTTGCCTGAGTTGCAAAAAGGTTTGAAAGATGGCGCTATTGGCTTGAACGAGTTGATGAAGTTTATACAACTGTTGGGAACTGAATATGGGATGACAGCATTAAAGGTTGCAGCGTCAAGTGCTGATGCTGGCGCTCGCTTGCGTATTGCGTTTAACGATATGAAATTAGCTGTTGGTGCGGCATTGCAACCTATAGGCGCTGAATTGCAAAGCAGCTTCGGGCAGTTTGTTAAACAAATAACTCCGGCAGTTGTCACTGGCGCCAAGTTAATCGGCGAGGCATTTTTGGCCTTGACAAGGGCGCTTGATGAGGTCGTATTGGCATTCACTGTTTTTGCTTCAACGGTTGCAACTATAAAAATCGTTGGTTTCATTGTTGGTCTGCAAAACGCAACCACGGCAAGCGTTGTGTTCGCTGGTGCAATTGGAATTATTGAAACAAGGATCAAAGCACTAGCTTTATCAATTTATGCAATTCCGGGTTTTGGTTGGGTTGCCGCCGGAGTCACAGCACTTGTGTTGCTAACAAAGGCGCTTTACGACAACAACAAAGAATTCAAGTTCTGGGTAGATAACATCAGCCGTGTTGTCTCAAATGATCTGCGAGCTGCAATGAAGCAGCTTTCAGTTGAAGTCGAATCTGGTGTCAAAACTGCAGCTAATTTCTTCAAAGCACTTTCTGATTATGTTGGGGTTGTCGCGTCTGATATCAGCAAAAAGTTTGATGGTATCGGCAAATCCGTTGGTTCTACTGGCAAAGATGCTTCAAATATGTGGACTGGCGCTCTTAAGGCAATTCAAGACAATACTGTCGGCCTATTGAAAGCGGTACAAATTGCAATCACTGGTCTTTATAACGGAATACCAGCACCATTGCGTAAGTTTATTGATCAACCTAGTGCTATCAAAGATATTGGAAAAGTTATCCAATATATTCAAGGTGTTCAAACTCGCGCTGCTGCTGGTCCTCCTGCTGGCCAGAAGCCGAAACCAGATGCATTAGATCTTTCTGGTGTAACTAGGTTTCCCGGTCCGAGCGGTGATGGTGGTGCCAAAGAGAAAAAAGAAACTGGCAAAAAATTGGTTGATATTAGTTTGGAGGAATTTAATATTAGAAAACAGTTAGCCCAACTTGAGAGTGGGGGGAATCCTGTTCAGGAAGCATATTTGAAGTACAAACTACAAATTTTAAAAATTGATGAACAAGTCAATAATAAGCAACTTCTCGCTCGTGATGCTGAAGCTCAAAGACTTGATGCAACAAAGCAACTCAATGAGGCTGTTAATAAAGAGCTAGACCGTACTGTTGAAGCTCAAATAGAACTAAATCGGCTTACAAAGCAACATACTATTGCGCTTCAAGATATAGAAGTTCAATATGGGTTAAAAACCAAGCAACAAGCTGAAGAACTTAAATTTGAACGAGAAATTGCACAATTGCGTGAGAACGCAAAAAAAATTAACAAGGTCGAAGAAACAGAAAAAGTTATTGCAAGCATAAAAGAAGCACGTGAACAGGCTGCTACTTTTGGCGGGCAACTAGCTACTAGTTTTGCCGCTGGGATAAAACAAATGGGTGATCTTGCAAGCAGTTTAGGCCAGTCATTTGCTACTGCGTTTAATGGTTTGTCAGATATTGTTGCGCAATTTGTGACAACAGGTAAAGCCTCTTTTGCTGATTTTACTCGCTCAGTTTTAGCCGATCTTACAAAAATATTCGTAAGAGCTGCTCTTTTTGAAACTTTAAAATTGCTTATCCCTAGCGGTAAATTATTTGGAATTAAACTTTTTGACTATGCGTCAGGCGGCGTAATGACCCCTGACGGTCCAATGCCTCTCAAGCGTTACGCCGCAGGTGGTATTGCCAACAGTCCGCAGCTAGCCATGTTTGGCGAGGGTCGCATGCCTGAAGCCTATGTACCGCTGCCTGATGGCCGTTCAATCCCTGTCACCATGCAGGGTGGCGGAGCTGCCAATACTGTTGTAAATGTGAGTGTTGATGCTAAGGGAACTCAAGTTCAAGGTGACAGTACACAAGGCAATGCACTTGGTCGTGTTGTCGCCTCTGCCGTTCAAGCAGAACTTTTAAAACAAAAACGTCCTGGCGGCTTGCTTGCCTAATTATCATGGCCACCTTTACTTACGTTCCTGATTACAACGCTTTAAAATCCACAACGCCTAAAGTACGTCGTGTTTCGTTTGGAGATGGTTATGAACAGAGGACAACGTTTGGAATTCATGCCCAACCTTCTCAGTGGGATTTGACTTTTGTAAATCGCACAAACACGGAACGCGACAATATTGTTGCCTTTTTAGAGGCTCGTGGTGCTACTGAATCGTTTGATTGGACTGCGCCGTATGGATCTGCTGCCAAATGGGTGTGCGATGAGTGGAACGTCACAATGAATGCATATAACCTTAATACTGTTCAGGCAACATTCAGACAGGTCTTTGAGCCTTAGACTGCTAGCACAGGAGACTCCCCATGAGCATCATCGTCACTCGCGCCGGCAAGGGCAGCCCGTTGACCCACAACGAGCTAGACGCCAACTTCACCAACCTAAACACCGACAAGGCTGGCTACGTCACTGGTGAAGGCGGCACCGTCACCCAAGCCACCAGCAAAAGCACGGGTGTGACGCTGAACAAGAAGTGCGGTCAAATTACGTTGAACAACGCCACCTTGACTGCTGATACAACTGTCAGTTTTACCCTGACGAACAACACGATTGCAGCCACTGATCTGTTAGTGCTCAATCATGTCAGTGTTGGCACTGCTGGTGCATACCTGCTGAACGCCCAAGCCGCCGCAGGCTCCGCGTCAATCAACGTGCGTAACATTACCGGTAGTTCTTTGTCTGAGGCAATCATTATTGGTTTTGCCGTTATCAAAGCTGTTACGGCATAAGGAATGGCCTACGTTGTAACCGGCTACTGGAATGCTGGTTACGTCACCAGCGACAGTCAAAGCGATTTAACGACCCGTCTTCAGGGCATAAATCCTGGTGCAATTATTGAATTGTTCCAACTGGAGTTAAATGTTCTTCAGCATGGAGTTGATGAAACGTATTATTTCCACGCTGGAACCAATGAGTTATTGACAGAAGTTGTTTGGAATGGCGATATTTACCAACCATTTCCAATAGAGGCAGATGGTTTTGAATACACCGGAAATGGCCAACTTCCAAGACCAACACTAAGAGCTGCCAACGTCTTCAGTACATTAACTGCACTGATACTGACGCTGCCAGAAGGACTAGAAGGTGCAAAGGTTACAAGGATTCGTACACTCGCACGATATTTAGATTCAGCAAACTTTGCGAGTACAGATTTTCTTCTTTTGGAAGACGGTTTTGAGCTTTTGCTGGAGACAAGTGTTCTTCTTTTGGAAGACGGTTTTGAGCTTTTGACGGAAGACGGTTTTGAGCTTTTGATGGAGGGCAGCTCATCATTTTTGCCGGACGGCTCATCATTTTTACTGGAAGCCATCAACGCAACAGCCGACCCATACGCGGAATGGCCACGCGAAATTTACTATGTCGATCGCAAGTCAACAGAAACGCGAGATTTAATTGAGTTTGAACTGGCTAGCGCCTTTGATTTAGCTGGTGTTCGTGCGCCTAAGCGTCAATGCGTTGTTCGATGTCAGTGGAAATATCGTTCTGCTGAATGTAGCTATACTGGCACTAACTTTTTTGACGAAAAAGACAATCCTGTTTTGGCTTCAAGCCATGATGTGTGCGGCAAGCGTGTCGATAGTTGTAAGTTACGTTTTGGCGAGAGTGCTGAACTGCCCTTTGGCGGTTTCCCTGGTATCGGCACGTATTTCGCATGAGTTGGCGCATCAAGGCACTGGAGCACGCGCAAGCTGAAGATCCACGCGAAGCCTGTGGGTTGTTGGTCATTATCAAAGGCAAAAAACAGTATTGGCCTTGTAAAAATTTGGCAAATCATGCGGAGCAAATGTTTGCAATTTCGCCTGATGATTATGCACTAGCCGAGGACACTGGCGAGATTATTGCCATTGTTCACAGTCATCCAATAACGCCAGCTATCGCCAGTGATGCTGATAAGGTAGCAGCCGAAAGCAGCGGGCTTCCTTGGTATATCGTCAATCCAAAAACTCAATCCTGGGGCACTTATACACCATGCGGGTACAAAGCACCGTTGATTGGACGACAGTGGGTTTGGGCTGTGCAGGACTGTTGGACACTGGCGCGAGACTGGTACGCCGAAAATGGCATCGTACTGCGTGACTGGGAACGCCCATTCGACCCAGAGGAGTTTATCCAATCACCAATGTTTGAAGGTTGCTGGGCAGCTACAGGCTTTCGCCAGCTAAGGGAAGACGAGTGTTTAGAACGTGGAGACCTCTTGCTACTGTCGATTGGCTCACCCGGTTTGAACCACTGCGGCGTGTATTTGGGTGACGGGATGCTTTTGCATCACCTGCAAAATCGTTTGAGTAGTAGAGACATGCTGGGGTCTTGGCTCCTAAAATGCGTCGGAAGGAGGTTGCGCCATGCTTCGTAAGATCAAGCTCTACGGACCGTTGGCCAAGTTCATCGGCAAACGTGTTTTTGAGGCAGATGTTGCCAATCCCGCTGAGGCCATTCGGTTTTTAGTGGCAAATTTTCCAGCCATTGAAAAACACATGGCCGATCAGCACTACAAAGTAACGGTTGGGAAGTACGCAATTACGTTGGATGAACTTGAAATACCCGCTGGTATGCAAGAAATAAAAATTACTCCAGTTGTGGTTGGTGCAGGCGGATCAACTGCTCAAATTATTGCTGGTGTGGCGTTAATTGCGCTGTCATTTGTCAGTTTTGGCCAAGGTGCTTGGGCTGGTGTATTGGGCAGTTTTGGAACAGAAGCTGGAGCAGCAGCAGGAAGTATGGCATTATTTAAGATTGGCTCTGTTCTTGTTCTTGGTGGCGTAGCACAATTATTGGCACCTGTACCGCAAACCCCACCTGAACAAACCGACGCTCGCACCAACTTCAATTTTTCAGGTATTCAGCAAACTAGCCGCCAGGGTGTACCTGTTCCGATTGTGTACGGAAAAACTTTGGCGGGTAGTGTTGTAATCTCCGCCGGCGTTGACACGGAACAGGTGAAGGTATGACTTACATCAGTGGGGCTGGCAGTGGTGGCAAAGATACTGGAGGCAGTTCACGGACACCTTCAACGGCTCCTGACAGTCTTGATTCCAGACAATACGCAAATGTTATTGACCTGATCTCCGAAGGTGAGATTGAAGGACTTGTTCAACGTGAAGTTTTAATTGATGACGTTCTAACTCAATCTGGTCTTCCTTCTGTCTTTCTTAATAACACTGCACTGCAAAACCTGAATGGCACATATAACTTTGAGGATGTCACAATTTACACTCGTAATGGCACGCAAAATCAAGCGTTCATTCCATTTAATTCTGGCGTTGAAGACGAAAAACCTGTTGGATTGACTATTGTAAAAGATGTTCCCATTACGCAAACAATTACCGATGTTGATGTTGATGCTGTTCGGATTACCATTTCAATTCCATCACTTCAAAAAATCAACAGCGGTACAGGTGATACAAGTGGCACAAGTGTTGAGCTAAAAATTGCAATTCAGTATGCCGGTGGTGGTTTTACTGATCTGCCGATTGGTGTCAATGGCGCAACTACCGATCTAATCAGTGGTAGAACGGGCGACGAATATCGTAAAGATTATCTAATCGAATTAAATCGTCCAAATCCTTCTGACATTATTGATATTCGCATTACGCGAGTTACTGAAGACAGCACTAGTGCATTATTGACCAACGCATTTAG